AAGGTAAAAGAAATCTTCGAGATGAAAAGAAAAGAATAGTTAGAGAACTTAAAGCTAGCGGTGGCTCTATTAAAAAACAAGGTTACAAAGCTAGAGAAGATGAATCTCTAGGCATGAGAACTGGAAAAGAATCTGGTAAGAAACAATCTATGAAAGATCGTAGAGATGAGTCTTATGGAAAATGGGGCAAGAGAAAATCTGGTAAAATTAATAAAAGAGGCGGTGGATTAGCTAAAAGAGGAATGGGACAAGCTATGAAAAAAGGCGGTCACGTTAAATCTATGGGCAAAGCTACTAGAGGCGGCGGAGTCGCTGTAAGATAATGCCACAATTCTTTGATTCAACATCAGCTAAACCTTGGAAGACTGCTAGAAGCGAATATGCTAAAGGTGGCAAGGTTAAAAAAGCTAAAGATAAGACTTGGATTCAATCAGTTAATAAATCTATTAAAAAAAGAGGCACTAAAGGAAAATGTACTCCAATTACAAAACCTGGATGTACAGGTAGAGCTAAAGCTCTAGCTAAAACTTTTAAAAAGATGGCTGCCAAAAGAAAAAAATAGTGAGAAAAAGAACTGCAGCTATTAAAAGTGTTAAACCTACTTTAGGGTTAAAAAAGAAAAGAGAGTTTTTACAAAAACTTAAAAATAGAAAATTTAAGAAAAAATAAGACAACGTGCGTTATGCACGCAAAAAAGAGGTGAAAATGTTAGAAGCGCTTAAAAAACGATACGAAGCTCAAGTTGCTGAAGGAATAGCAATAGTTAATGTTTATCTTAAACATCCAGTAGGGATTGGGGAACATCCTCAACATCTTGAGGAGATAGACAAACAATTACATAAAATAAACGAAGCAGAAGAAAAAATTTCATTAATTGAAAGGTGGGTTAAGTAATGCCTTTTAAATCAGAAAAACAAAGAAGATATCTTTGGAAGAATGAACCTACACTAGCTCGTAAATGGGCAAAGAAGTATGGAAGCAAAACAGCTAAACCTGTGAAGAGAAAAAGAAAGAAGAGAAAATAATGGAAGATCTAATTATTATTGATAAATTAAAAAGAAGAATAAACGCAACCCTAAAATCTATTCAAGACAGTATGATGACTGGGACTATTGACAATATGGAGAAATACAAGTATTTATTCGGACAGGCACAAGCCTACCAAATAGTTTTACAGGAAATCTCTAACCTGCTAAATAACAAGGAGCAAAATGATGAAAAAGGAAACGTTATCGACATCGGAAACACCAAAGGCGGAAGTTCCGAAACACATTAACGCGTTAGAAGAAAAATACAAAGAAATTAAAAAGAACGCACCAGAAGAAAAAGAACCTCTTAATCCAGACAACATTGGCGAAGAATTAATTAAAGAATTACCGGAACCATCGGGCTGGAGATTATTAGTTTTACCATTTACCCCACCAAGCAAAAGTAAAGGTGGTTTAATATATTCTCAAGAAACTTTAGACAAAGCAAGAATTGCAACGACGTGTGGTTACGTTTTAAAGATGGGACCACTGTGTTACACAGAAGAAAAATTTAATACATCAGGACCTTGGTGTAAAAAAGGAGATTGGGTTATCTTTGCTCGTTATGCGGGTTCAAGATTACCAATTGAAGGTGGAGAAGTGCGAATACTAAACGATGATGAAGTGATAGGGACAATCAAAAATCCTGAATCAGTTCTTCATTTCATATAAACAAACATAGGAAGGAACTATGCCAGAAGAAAAGAAAAAAGTGTCAGAAGAATTAGTTGACGTTGGTGAAGCAGAATCAGCAGAAATTAATTTAGATGATAAAGGTGAACCGGAAAAAGTCGAAGCACCTAAAGAAGAAAAATTAGAAGTAGAACAGGTTAAAGAAGAAGAAGTAAAACCTGTTGAAACTAAAAAATCAGAAGAGAACAAAGACGAGTTAAAAGAATATAGTGAAGGAGTTCAAAAAAGAATTTCTAAACTTACTCGTAAAATGAGAGAAGCTGAAAGACAAAGAGAAGAAGCATTAACATATGCTCAATCCGTTAAAAGAGATAAAGAACTTTTAGAAAATAAATTTTCTAAACTTGATAAATCTTATGTTTCAGAGTTTGAAAGCAGAGTCACTACAAATATGGCTGCTGCAAGACAAGCTTTAAAAACAGCGATTGAAGCAGCTGATGTTGATGGTCAAGTGGCTGCACAAGAAAATATCGCAAGATTGAATGCTGATGCAGTAAGACTAGCTTCACTTAAAGCAGTGGAAGAACAAGCACCTAAAAAGGTGAATGTAACACCTCAACAAGTGAGACAACCAGATCCGTATGGAAATGTACCAACTGATGCGAAAGCAGAAGCATGGGCAGCTAAAAATACGTGGTTTGGTAATGATACTGCTATGACTTATACGGCTTTTGATATACATAAGAAGCTCGTAGAAGAAGAGGGATATGATCCTAAATCTGAAGAATATTATACGGAAGTTGATAAAAGAATAAGACTTGATTTTCCGCATAAATTTGATAGAGTAGCGGATACAACTACAGAAAAGGCAAAACCTGCCCAGAATGTAGCATCGGCTAGACGACAAGCCCCTCAAGGTCGCAGAAAAACTGTAAGACTCACACCTTCACAGGTAGCAATTGCTAAAAAATTAGGTGTGCCACTAGAAGATTATGCAAAACAACTAAATATCACGGAAGGAGTATAAGCATATGGAAAATGATAAACAAAAAACTTCACGTGCGAGTCAGACGAGAGTTAAAGAACAAAAGAAAACTACTTGGACTCCACCCTCAACACTTGATGCACCACCCGCGCCAGCAGGTTACAGGCATAGATGGATAAGGGCTGAACTACTTGGTCAAGAAGACACTAAAAATGTCGGAGTTAGATTAAGAGAAGGATTTGAATTTGTGAGAGCAGATGAATATCCAGATCAGAACTTTCCTCACGCTGAAACAGGCAAATACGCAGGAGTCATTGGAGTAGGAGGCCTAGTGTTGGCTAGGATACCTGAAGAACTCGCGCGTCAACGTGAAGCTTACTTCGCGAAGCAAACTCAAGATAGAGATGACGCTGTTAAAAACGATGTATTGAAGGAACAACACCCAAGTATGCCGATCAATAGTGAAAGGCAAACTCGTGTAACTTTTGGTGGTACAAAGAAATAACTATTTTATAGTAATTCCTATCCATCGAGTACATTAACTTAACAAAAAAGGAAACAAACAATGGCAAACGCAAGCAGCACAGGTTTTGGTTTCAGAAGTACCATGACAGTAGGTAATACTCCTGCTACTCAAGGTCAGTCGGAATACAAAATCAAAAGTGGTACAGCAAAAGGCATTTTTAAAAATGACCCGGTTTCTCTTCAAGACGCAAGTGGAGACCAAGGTTATTTGCAAGATGCAGCGTTTAACGCAACAAGTGATACAGGAGCAGGTGGTCAATCTTTTGACAATTCTGGTCATGCACCTTTAATAGGTGTGTTCAATGGAGCTTTTTATGTAGCAACAACTACATCTAAACCTACTTGGGCAAACTCATTTGTAGGCGGAACAACTTTTGCAACGGACTACAACACAGGCAGCGCTGATGGCATGGGTTTTGTAATCGATAATCCTTCACAGGAATACGTGATCAAAGCAGATGCAGCAGTGACGCAGGCAATGTATGGAGACGCAGGATACAACTGTACTAACCAAGACGGAACATCTAGTCAGGTTACAGACGGTCAATCTTTAGTTAAATTACATATTTCTGGTGGAGCAGCTTCAACTAAAATGGTGAAGTTAGTAAGATCAGCAAATGCGCCTGAAAACAAAGACAACTCTGTAGCAGGATCAAACCAGATAGTTACAATATCTGCAGCATCGAACCTGTATAACGGAAACAACTAATCTAAATAGGAGTATATAAACAATGGCAATATCAAGAGCACAACTAGTTAAAGAACTAGAGCCAGGTCTAAATGCACTATTTGGACTTGAGTACAAACAATATGCTAACGAAGCAGCTGAAATTTTTGATTCAGAATCATCTGACAGAGCTTTCGAAGAGGAAGTAATGTTATCTGGTTTCGCAAACGCAGCAGTAAAACCTGAAGGACAGGGTGTTACTTTTGACGATGCACAAGAAACTTTCACAGCTCGTTACACAAACGAAACAATCGCACTTGCTTTCGCGATCACTGAAGAAGCGATCGAGGACAACTTGTATGACAGACTAGCGTCTAGATATACAAAAGCATTAGCAAGATCTATGGCGAACACTAAACAAGTTAAAGGCGCAGCAGTATTGAACAATGGTTTCAATTCAGCATACGCAGGTGGTGATGGTGTAGCATTATTCGGAAACGATGGTGCAGGTAACACAACTCACCCAACTTTAGCAGGAACATTCAGAAACCAGCTTGCAACAGCAGCTGACTTATCTGAAGCTTCTTTAGAGCAATCTATTGTTGACATCGCAGCGATGACAGACGAAAGAGGTCTAAAAATAGCAGCAAGAGGAATGAAATTAATAATTCCACCTCAACTGCAATTTACAGCGGAGAGATTGATGAAATCTCAAGGCAGACCTGGAACAGCTGATAACGATGTAAACGCAATCAACTCAATGGGAATGATCCCACAAGGTTACGTAATTAATCATTACTTAACTGACACTGATGCGTTCTTCATCAAAACAGATGTACCTAACGGTCTGAAACACTTCGTTAGAGCACCTATCAAAACTACAATGGAAGGTGACTTTGACACTGGCAACGTAAGATACAAAGCTAGAGAGAGATACGTATTCGGATTCTCTGACCCTAGAGGTGTATTCGGTTCACCAGGCGTGTAATCGTTACAATAATTAAATTAAAAAGGGGCTTTCGGGCCCCTTTTTTTTGTGATATAAGAAGAGAAAATCATGAAAAAATTTCTAGTTAATATCAGAGCATATGGACATCATGCGACTTTTCAAGTTGTGTGTGAGGATAGTGCTCAATCTATTGAAGACGCAATAGTTGACAAACTAGGAGAAAAAGGTGTAAAGTGGGAAAAAGACGGATTTACAACTCTGTCGGGTAAATGGATAACCTATGAGGAGGTTAACAATGAACAACTTAAACGACCTATACAAACAAAAAAGGTCCTTGGAGTTGAACTGGGAGCAGGAGCATCTCAATTCGGGTAAATATACACTCGATATGGTCAGAATAGATCATAAAATAAGAGAGGTCATTAATGAGATAAAAATGGCCGAAGCAGATAAAGCTCATCAGTCAAATAAAATTGAGGGTTCTGCGCCTCAAGTATCTGTAGCTACTTAATAAAAACGCTACATCGTTGATATACGAACATTCACCATGCAATCTCTTGCACTCTATTCAAAATTACTATATATTTCAGCCACTATACAATAATAACAAACAAGTAAATATAAACGCGTATAGTCGATATACCCTAGGTAATTATATTTACGTATTCTAGGAGGAATATAAAATGGCAACAACAACATTTACAGGTACAGTCAGATCCAATGGAAATGGCAATAGAGCAAACTATGCTGGAAGTATGGCAATGGTAGCTCAATTCTATGTACCTTCAACAAGCGCAGCAGCTGGAACGGATGCACAAGTATCATCAACTGATACTTCAGACGTTCAACTTCCAAAAGGTGCAATCGTTGATTATATTATTTTCGCAGGTGCAGCAGCAGCTGGTGGAAAAATAGACATCGGTTTTAAAGATGTAATCGATGGTACAACTTTTGTAGATACAGATGGTTTCGTGGATAACGGATCAGCTGATGATGCACAAGAAATGGTTTTACCAAGTTCAGCAACAGCCGGTAATGATTTAGGTCTTACTGAAATGACATACGATGTTAAAATCGTAGCTGGAGTAGACGCAGCTGGACAAGCTGGTACTCTATCTGGAACAATTTTTTACCACATGCAAGACGAAGGTAATCAAGCAGGTGAGACTCAACCAAGGCTAGTATAATTAAGTAATTAATCTATGCTCCTTCGGGAGCATAGGTTTAAATTAAAAGGAAAAAACTATGGGATATGCAGGTGGCGCAACGCCAGTAAATCAATTCTACACAGAAGCAAGTTCAACTGTAAGAAACAAAGCAGGTGGTACTGCAGCAGCAGGACCTATTTGTTATTTAAAAGGAGTTACAATTAATCCTTCAGCAAATACTTGTCATGTAAAAATATATGACGGTTCAAGCAATGCTGATACTTTAATCTACGAACAGAAATGTTTAGATGGAGAAATGTATCAAGAGTATATTGCAGCTGTAGGTATTAGAGCTCAAAATGGTCTTTATGTTGAATTAGTGGCTGGTACAAATTCTGTCGCAGTAATTTGGCAGTAGAAGGAGGTTAATGGCTACTTCCGGTACAATAACATTCAATCCGCCGATTGATGAAATCATCGAAGAAGCGTATGAAAGAACAAATATACGTGGAACTCGTACGGGTTATCAATTAAAGAGCGCAAGACGTTCATTAAATATATTATTTTCTGAATGGGCTAACAGAGGTATTCAACTCTGGGAGATTAAACAGGCATCTGTTACTCTGGTCGAAGGTCAAGCAACTTATAGTACTGCTGCAGGTAGTGCAGGTTATCCAACAGATATAAGTGATGTATTAGAAGCTTGGATTAGAAATAATTCTAGTGGAACATCAGCAGATGTTTCTTTAACTAAAATAGATAGATCACAATACGCAGCTATTCCGAACAAGCAAGCAAAAGGAACACCTTCTCAATACTATGTAGATAGATTAATTGCACCAACAGTTACTGTTTACACTACACCAAGTTCAAGTTTTTCAAGTACAAGTACACCAACTAATTTTCAATTATGTTTTTATTATTTAGCAAGAATTCAAGACGTGGGGGCTTATACAAATACTGCCGATGTTGTTTATAGATTTTACCCATGTATGATTTCAGGATTAGCTTATTATTTAAGTATTAAATATTCTCCTGATAGAACGGAAGCTTTACGATTATTATATGAAGATGAATTGGCTAGAGCATTAAATGAAGATAGCCAAGGAACATCTTCTTACATTACACCACAAACATTTTATGGAGATGGAGTATAATGGGGCAATACGCAACAGGTAAAAATGCTTTAGCAATTTCTGATAGATCTGGAATGAGATTTCCATATTTAGAAATGGTAAGAGAGTGGAATGGTGCATTAGTTCATTATTCAGAATATGAAGCTAAACAACCTCAATTAGATCCACCATGGGTTGGCGGTGATGCCCAAGCTTTATTAAATCCAAGAGTTCAACAAGCTTCTACAGCAGGTTTAATTTTATTAGAACCTAATCCATTTACTACTGTTGTTTATAGCGGAACAACTTATGTAAATGTTTATTCATATGCACATCAAAGAAACACTGGAGATACAGTAAGATTACGTGGACCTGTAGCACAAAATCCTAGTTCAGGTTCAGGTGGAGCAGATGCAAGAAATTTACAATATTTTCAGGCTATTCCTACAGTTGATGGAATCACGGATATAGATGTATCAACAGGCCATACCATTACTATTGGTAAAAAGAATTCAGATGGTTCAGTTACAACTACTTCTACTGCAACCCCTACAGATATTTTAACAACACCAGAAAGTTATTTCTTTTTTACTAGCTCGGATACTGCTACAACAGGAAATATAAATGGTGGTGGGTCAGCATGTTCAGCTGGTCCGGTAACTTTAAAGGCATTATAATATGGCATACACTTTAGATAATTTAAGATCAGATATGAGATCATACACAGAAGTAAGTAGTAGTGTGTTAACAGACGCTATTTGTAATACTATGATCAAAAATGCTGAAAATGATATTTACAGATCAGCAGATTCAGATGAAGAAAGATTTTACGCAACATCAAATTTAACATCTGGGAATAGATATGTAAGTATCCCATCAGATTTAAGATTTATTAGATATGTACAAGTAACCGATTCATCTGGAGATCAACAATATTTACAGCCTCGCGATACCAGTTTTATGGCTGAATACTATTCGACTCCTAGTTCATCATCTACAGCCCTTCCAAAATATTATGGAAATTGGGATGCTACAACATGGGTTATAGCACCTACTCCCAATTCAAATTATGCAGTAACTCTAGCTTATAATAAAGAACCTACGAGTTTGACAGATTCTTCAATGGCTAGCAGCGGAACCTATGTGTCTAATAAATATCAAGATCTATTACTTTACAAATGTTTAGTAAACGCATATGCATACTTGAAAGGTCCACAGGATATGCTACAATACTACAATCAGGCATATGAAAAAGCTTTAATGACGTATGCGGTTGAGCAACAAGGCCGTAGACGTAGAGACGAAGACAGCGATGGAGAAATTCGTACTCAATTGGTATCAGAATCTCCGTCAGCTTATGGTAACAGAAGAGGAACAAGTTAACACAAAGGAGAAAATAAATGGCAAATATAGTACCTTATGCTTTTAAAGGAGAACTCATGTCTGGAACTCATAATTTCAGTGCAGGAGGAAATACTTTTTATCTAGCATTATATACAGCTAATCCATACGCAGCAGCATCGAGTACAGTTTATCTAACCACTGATGAAGTATCTTCAGCAGGTGGTTCTAACTATACAGCTGGTGGTAAACAATTACAAAACCAAGCAGTAGGTTATTCAACAGCAACTACAACAGTTGATTTTGATAATCTAACTTGGGGAGCAGCAACAACTGGAGCTGCAACTTTTGGAGCAGCGTATGCAGCAATCTATAATTCTACTAATTCTAATAAATTAGTTGTAGTTCTAGATTTTGGTGGAACAAAAACGGCAACGAATGGTGACTTCACTATTGCGTTTCCTAGTATTTCAACACCATCTAATGCGATTTTAAGTTTAACATCATCATAGGATTTTAAATAATGGCTTTAGTTTTAAACGATAGAGTAAAAGAAACTAGTACAACTACTGGCACAGGGCCTGTGGCTCTTGCAGGAGCTGCAACTGGTTTTATAACTTTTGCATCAGGCGTTGGTAATAACAACACAACTTATTATACTATTCATAATCAAGGTACTAATGAATGGGAAGTAGGTCTGGGTACGTTAGATGCTACGTCAGCAAATTTAACTCGGACAACTCCAATCACTTCTTCAAATAGTGGTGCGGCAGTTGATTTTAATACAGGAACAAAAGATGTATTTTGTACTTTACCTGCAATTAAAACTCCAGACATGACATTAACAACAACAGGAGATGTATTATATGCATCTGCTGCTAATACACCAGCAAGACTCGGAATTGGGTCTGCTAATCAAATATTAGCCGTCAACGCTGGAGCAACAGCTCCGGAATGGACAGCTAATGATAAAGCATCGGAAGGATTTGCAGTTGCAATGGCAATTGCACTATAAGTAAAGGAAAACAATGGCACAAAATTTTAGAAGACATACAAAAAATGCAGTCGGAACCGGAGCTGAAGAAGTATTTCAGTCAAATGGTTATGATTGTGTTGTAGGTATATCTCTATCAAATGTACTCGGAACACCTATTAATGCTACGTGTTATATCAATGATGGCGTAAATAACATCTCTCTTATAACAACTGCTCCAATTCCAACAGGATCATCTCTACAAGTTTTAGATGGTGGAGCAAAATTTGTTATGGCAAGTGGAGACAGATTATATGTTCAAAGCGATACCGCTTCATCAATTGATGCATACGTAAGTATAGTAGATGATATTAGTACGTAAGGACAGATATGGCATATATAGGCAACAGGCCTGCATCTCAAGCTCTTACAGCAGCTGATATTGCAGATGGAATAGTAACTAACGCAAAGTTAGCGGGAAGCATTAGTAATGATAAATTATTAGCTATCCAAAATGCTGCGTTGCAAAATGATTCAGTTACATACAACTCGGTTACTGTAGCTTTAGGAGCTTCTGGTTCAATTACTACAACAGAAGCTGGTCCAACATTTACTTCTATTACCCCTTCAACAATTACTAACGAAGCAACTAGTATTACAATTACAGGAACAGGATTTGTATCCATTCCTCTAGTTGAAGCAGTTAACACTACTAGCGGAGCAAGAGTTACAGCCTCATCTGTAGGTTTTACTTCTGCTACTAGTTTAACGGCGACATTTACAATTTCAATTGATGGCACTTATGCTATTTATGTACAGAATCCAGATGGTGAAGCAGTTTCTTCTGGAGCAGTATTAACCGTTTCAGATGGTCCAACATGGACAACTGGAGCCGGTTCTTTAGGATCTTTTTCAGCAGGTTCAGCTATTTCAGAAACAGTGGTGGCTACAGAAGGTGGTCAAACAATTACATATTCAAAAGTAAGTGGTTCATTCCCTGGAGGTTTATCTTTAAATTCTACGACAGGTGTGATATCAGGTACAGAGAGTGGAGCTACCGTTACGACTTCGTATTCGTTTACACTTCGAGCGACCGACCCACAAGCACAAACAGCTGACAGAGCGTTCACTATGACGATTACTGTAGGCGCAGAAGGAGCAACACAGTTTAACTAGGAAATATTATGGCAACAACATCGTTTTCAAGAACATCAGGAACACCAACTAATGCTTTAAAGTGGACTTTCTCTGTTTGGGTAAAAATAGGTCAACCAATTGATGGGGATAGATGGTTATTAGATTTTAATACAGATAGTAATAATAGGTCTCAAATTGGTTGGACATATGATTATTCAAAACCACAACTTATTGTTTATGAAAAAGTTAGTAGTTCAACAAGTCAATTATTTACTTCAGCACAAGCATTTGAAGACAGTTCAGCTTTTTATAATATAGTAGTTTCGTGTGATAGAACTTTAGCAACTCAAGAAGACAGAACAAAAATTTATATAAATGGAGAAAGAATGACTTCTTTTCATACAACTCCTAATTATCCTGCTCAAAATGTTACTGGAATAATTAACACAGCAGTTGATACTCTAATAGGTAAGTATTCACAATCAACAGTATATTATGATGGTTTAATGAGTTACTATTGTTTTGTAGATGGCACAGCCTATGATGCAAGTTACTTTGGGGAAACCGAAAGTTCGAGCGGTATCTGGAAGATCAAGACGTCTCCGTCGGTTACTTATGGTAATAACGGTTTCTTTTTAAAAATGGATACATCTTCTCCTGGAACAGATACATCAGGAAATAATAATACATTTACACCTGCAGGCACACCAACATTGACACAAGATAATGCTAGTAATAACTTCTGCACTTTAAATCCTAATGCGCCACAGGGATCAGATGCGTCTAATATTGTATTCACTAATGGTAATACAACATGGACTTCTACAACGTATAGTAGTTTTCCTACTGGCACCACACTTTTTGGTGCGGGAAAATGGTACTATGAAGTTAAGCTCGGTGGAGTCAATCAAAAATATGGTTGGGCTGAAAGTAACGTTGGACAAGGGGATCCTGACTATTCGATGGTTGTTCCTTCTTATTGGATCTATACGGCAGGAAATGGAAATGTTTCAACAGCAAACAATGCTACTACAAATAATGCGTCAATTCGAGCAGGCTGGACAGGATGGACCACTAACGATATTTTAGGTTTGGCTTTAGATATTGATAATGGAAAATTTTATGCAAGTTTAAATGGCACGTGGTATAATTCAGGTGATCCTGCAGCAGGTACTGGAGCCATTGTGACGGGGATTACCCAACAATCAACAGGTTTATGGATGCCTTTTTTAGGGTCTGGTGATAATAGTTCAATTACTAATTATGCAAATTTTGGCAATGGTTTTTTTGGCACCACGGCCGTGGCAAGTTCTAATGCAGATGCAAATGGATACGGATTAATGGAGTATGCAGTCCCAACGGGATTTTACACACTCTGTACGAAGAATATAAACACTTATGGATAAGGAGAAACTATGGCATACAGCGCAATTTTAAAACCAAC